TTAAACCAAAGAGTTAGTATAATAGTATCATATTGAGGGAGACACCCCAGTCTGGAAGAGAAAAGGTAAATGCAAATGCCTAACCAGCTGAGACAGTTTACACGAGATGGCGACTTTATCAATCGCTCAGAGGTAAGAAGAAAGGTGGACACCCCGTACGGCAGCTTGAGGATGGCCGCTCTGGAATAGAGATAATATGGCGGGACAGAACAAATCAATAGAGACTGAGCTAGTCGCGAGCATGAAGAAACGCTTAATGCTAACATGGGAGAGAAACCCTGCAGTCGGAAAGGGATAGGTTATTAAGTTTGCGCTTTTTAACGACACAAGAACTTAGCGGTTCAGGATCCATTCTCTTAGCAAGAGATAGTAGGACGCTTCGGCCAACCCTACCTGGAGCTCTGAGATTAACGAGTACGATATAAGTCCGATGCAAAGCAGTCGAGAAAAAGATCCTCCGGGGTCTTTTTTTTTGTCTTATAAATACCTATATGGCAACTCAACCTCAAAACTTAAACTTCTTATCACCGTTAGGTGCTAAGTTTGAAATCAAAAGACTACCTACAATTAACTTTTTTGTACAAGCAGTCTCCCTTCCTTCTGTCACTATGGGTGAAGTAGAAGTACCGACACCATTTACTAAGCTGAGAAAACCAGGCGACCAATTGATGTTTGGTGATCTAGTACTACAGTACAGAGTAGATGAAGATCTAGTAAACTACAAAGAAATGTATGATTGGATGAGATCGATTACCAGGGTAGATAACTTTGAAGAATCTACAGCCTGGGTCAATGAAGGCTCACCAATGAGTGATGAAAGAGTATACAGTGATGGTACGTTGACTATTATGAATAGTGCAATGAATCCTAACCTCGTATGCAACTTTACAAATATGTACCCATCAACTATATCTGAACTTCCGTTTATGACTACGCAGAATGACGTAGATTATATCGAAGCAACAGTCACTTTTAAATTCCAAAAATTTGATATAGTAAAACTATAACGTTGACTTACTACGCATTATATTGTATAATGCGCACATGAAACCTAACAAAAAGGCCGCAGTAAAAGAAGCAGTAATTGATACTCTTATTGGTACAGCTATAATGGCACCACTAAACTTTATCATAATATCGATATGTTTTTCGTTGTCTTTTAATGCATTACAGACTACAATGGCCTGTACGTTTACATTATTCTTTATTGCAGTTGCAAGAAAAGCTACCGTTAGATTATACTTTGAGAAACATAATGACACTAGAACAACTACATGAAATTTGGTCAGCTGATGCTACTGTTGATAGAACAGAGCTAGGCGAAGAGGCCATCAAGATCCCACAATTACACAGCAAATATTTCAAGCTCTATAGTCAGGAAAGATTAACCTTGCGAAAACTCCTAGAAGGGTCGAAGTCACTTCAACTAGATCTATGGTCGTACTATCAGGGACAGATGGACTTTGAGAGGTTAAAAGAACTTGGGTGGGAACAGAACGATCACATCATACTAAAGGCTGATATACAAATGCACATAGATGCTAATCAGTCGTGGATCAATTCAAACCTTAAAATAGCATATCAGAAAGAAAAGGTTGACTTATTAGAGTCCATACTGAAGTCCCTCAATGGAAGAGGCTTTAACATAAATGCAGCAATACAATGGGAAAAATTTAAAGTTGGAATTTAATGGAAACCTTACGAGTAAGTAAAGTCAACGAAGTATACATGACGGTCGACTGTGATGGTGGATCGTGTTGGGAGCTACAAGACTATTTTACCTTTACAGTACCTGGTATGCAATTTATGCCGGCAGTACGTAATAAAGTGTGGGATGGGAAAATAAGACTATTCAACCCAATGACAAAGCGAATGTATGCAGGCTTACTTCCTCACGTTCAACAGTTCTGCAGGGAGAGAGATTATAATTTAGAAGTTTCGTCTGATTACGACTTAGATGCGTTATCAACATATGAAGCAAATAGGTTTATAGAATCGTTAAATTTAAACCTAACTCCTAGAGACTATCAGATTGATGCATTTACACATGCTGTCAAGAACAGAAGAGCAGTATTGCTCTCTCCTACTGCATCTGGTAAATCTCTTATCATATACATGCTAACGCAATATTTCAAAAAGAAAACATTATTGATTGTACCTACAGTATCGCTGGTTCAACAAATGAACGGTGATTTTAAAGATTATGGGTATAAAGGCGAGTGTCATTTAATTACAGCAGGCGTTGATAAAGAGTCTGATGAGGATATAGTCATATCTACATGGCAGTCTATCTATAAGATGCCTAAAAAGTGGTTCGAGCAGTTTGATGTAGTCATTGGTGACGAAGCTCATCTATTCAAAGCAAAGTCATTGACAAGTATAATGACAAAGCTGGATAAATGCAAATATCGTTTTGGATTTACAGGAACATTAGACGATGCACAGACGCATAAACTTGTACTAGAAGGATTGTTTGGTGGTGTTGAGAAGGTTACTACTACAGCAGAACTAATTGAAGCTGGCACATTAGCTGACTTTAAAGTAAAATGTATAGTATTGCAATATCCTGATATTGTAAAACAAGCCCATGCAAAAGACAAATACCAGGACGAAGTTGACTTTCTTGTCAGAAACGAAGCACGTAATAAATTTATACGTAACCTAGCTTTGAGTCTCAAAGGCAATACATTGCTGTTATTTAATTTTGTAGAAAAGCATGGTAAGCCACTACACCAAGATATAAAGAAATCAATTGACAAAAGTATAGATAAGCGTCCATTGTATTATGTGTCAGGTGAGGTCAGTGGTACAGACAGAGAAGAGATAAGACATATTGTTGAGCAACAAGACAACGCAATTATCGTTGCAAGTTTTGGTACATTTAGTACAGGTATCAATATTAAACAACTAAATAATATTATATTCGCAAGTCCATCTAAATCTCGAATACGAGTTATGCAGAGTATTGGTAGAGGGTTAAGGAAGTCTGAGACAAAAACATCAGCAACATTGTTTGATCTTGCAGATAACCTAACGTGGAAAACTAAGACTAATTATACAATAGAACATTTTGCAGAAAGATTGAAAATGTATAATGATGAGAAGTTCGAGTATAAGATGTACAAGGTAAAATTAAAATGAAATACGGAGTAGTCAAACTCATATCTGGTGAAGAAGTAATATCTCAATATAGCATTGGTCCAGATAAACTCGTAGAGCTTACGAACCCAGTCGTCATCCATAGACAATCTACAGCGATTGGTCCTATGCTTGCTTGTTCACATTGGTTGCTTTTCAATAAGCAGAATTCAATAAAAATAAAATCTGATAGAATCGTTGCCTTGATACCTGAATTAGAGGATAATGCACTAAGACATTACTTAGACTTTGTTCAGAATAAGGATAGGGTACTGAGTCCAGAAGATATACTCACAGAGGAGGAAGCGTATCGTACACTAGAAGAAGAACTTCCAGCAGCGAATACGACTATACATTAATTATGGCAAGAGCAAAAGTAAAACCGGAACACTATGTTGACAATAAGAAATTACACGTCGAGATGTGTGCCTATTTGGAACTAGTAAAAGAAGCAGAGGAAGCTGATGAGCCAAAACCAAGGATTCCTGAATATATTGGGGAGTGTCTGTTAAAGATATCAAGTAGACTGTCTACTAAACCTAACTTCATCAACTACACATATCGTGATGAGATGATCAGCGATGGAATTGAGAACTGTGTTAACTACATTGGCAACTTCAATCCAGAAAAGTCATCTAACCCATTTGCGTACTTTACACAAATAATTTATTATGCATTCTTAAGAAGGATCCAAAGAGAGAAGAAGCAATTGTACATCAAGCACAAGAGCTTAGAGACAGCTATCGTGCAAAACGAATTGGCTACTCAAGGAACTGAGAATGGAAACGAGGGTGATCAAGGTGCTTACATTAACTTGAACACAGACTACATGAACGACTTTGTTGAGAACTTTGAGAGAAAAGAAGCAGAGAAAAAAGCCTTAAGAATCAAGAAGAAAGGCTTGGAGAACTTTGTAGAAGAACCAAAAGCAGAGGAATAACTTTGAAAGTAGCGTTAGTAACGGACCAACATTTTGGTGCCAGAAATGATAGTATGCGGGTACATGATTATTTTGAAAAATTCTATAACGAAGTTTTCTTTCCATACCTAGATGAAAATAATATAGAAACTATTATTGATCTAGGCGATACGTTTGATAGACGTAAGTACATTTCATTCACATCACTCAAAAGAGCAAAAGATATGTTCTTTGATCCAGTGGCAAAAAGAAATATCAACATGCACGTCATAGTTGGTAACCATGATGCATACTACAAGAACACATTAGAGGTCAACTCTGTTGACTTATTGATGGAAGAGTATGATAATATAACAACATACATCAACCCAGAAGTTATTGAGGTCGGTGGATGTGAGATAATGATGGTGCCATGGATATGTGAGCAGAATGAAGAGCAGACGTTTGTGATGGCAGATAAGACATCTGCACAAGTATTGTTTGGTCATTTAGAGTTGGCTGGATATGAGATGTACAAGGGCGGAATCATTGACCACGGTATTAGTGATCAATGGCTCAAAAAGTTCGACCTGGTATGTTCCGGTCACTATCATCATAAATCTCGTAACGGCAATATCAACTATCTTGGTACTGCATATGAGATTACATGGAGTGACTATAACGATCAAAAAGGCTTTCATGTATTTGACACTGTCACGAGAGAGCTAGAGTTTATACCAAACCCACATCAGTTATTCCATAAAGTATGGTATGACGATACAGATTTAGATATGGCAGGATTACTAGAACAATGCAAGCAGTTCGATGACTTTGCAGGGTGCTCAGTAAAGGTCATAACAAAAAGCAAAGACAATACTATGTTATTTGATTTGTATATGGAAAAGCTGGAAGCAGCTGATCCAATGTCAATACAAGTGGTCACGGACCATCTTCATTTGGACTTAGAAGATGACGCTGACATTGTTGACGAAGCTGAGGATACTCTTACTATTCTCGGATCGTATGTAGATGGTTTAGAAATTAAAAATGACAAAGCAGCATTAGGACAATTACTAAAGAGTTTACAT